AATGTAGATTTTTTGCACCCATAATAGTAATTATACACCAATTTGGTGTCCTTGTCTACTATTTATGGTATTTTTTTGTTTATTAACTTGGGTCAACTTGGTCAATATCACCAGCAGCTATTCCTGCGTCGATATCGTCTAAGTCTGTTTGACATGCAGCTATAGATGCATCTATATCTGTAATAGCTTTGTCTGAATCTGTTTTATTTGTGAATCCTTTTGCATGTTCTTGGAAATAGTATTGTTGCCAATCGTCATGTGTCCAATTACTTCCGTCAAAGTCTGCTGGATTCCAATCTGCAGTTGCAGTTATTGAAGAATTTGCAGTCTTCCATTCAGCCATCCAACCACTATGTCCAGCACCTGTCCATGCAGATAAACTATCACGTGCAGTATGGTCTGTTCCGTTAGGTAGATTAGTGACTTGATATTCTTGACTTACACCCTTTAACCAATTCTTGCGATTCGTTAAGGCTGTAATACTATTTACTAAGTCTGCTCTTGCTGTTTCTCTTGACATAAATTCTCCGTGATTTACTTTCTGAAAGTATTATATGTTATTATTTAGGATTTTGCAAGTGGTGAGGAAGACAATTTTGTTTCTATTTTTGATATTTTTTTGTTTATTTTATCAATTTCTTTAGTATCTTTAGACACACGTGCATCTCTCAATTGTTTCTTGAGTTCAATTTTTTCGGTTATCTTTGATATAACCTCTGAACTTTTTATCACTTTCTTCATAGAACCATCTAGTATAACATTATTTAGGTGGTCTGTAAAGGGGGTTTTTATTTGAAGTCGTTAAAATCTCTCTTCTGTCCATCATTCCTTCCTCTATCAAATACAGGAACATCATCATTGTAGGTAGAATCATTCTCAAATAGTTCTTCTTGTGCTTCTTGTTCACAATCATAGAGTTTCATTCTACTTCTATCAATACCGATTACAAACCTTTTAAAGATTGTGGGGTCATTATATCGATTCTTCAACTGTTTCACTACGAGTTGGTCTAGTTCTTCTAGTTCGTCACTGGTAATCAGTGCAAACATTAAGTCTGCAGTTGCAGGCAAACCAAAACTTTCCGAAGTGTCTTCGAGTCCAATATCAGTGGAACCATAACCACTTCGGGTTGTTTGGGTTGCACTTACTAATGGAACGTCAAATTCCACTGCAAGTCCTCTAAGTTCTTCTGCAATACTCTTTACAAGTGTATAAGAGTTTGCACCAGCACCTGGCCTTACTCTATGTGAAGCACATATGTTTAGATAATCGACAAATATAATGTCGGGTTGGAAGTCTTTCTTGATATCCAGTTCTTGTAATAGGTGTCTGAAGTGTCCAACGTGTGCAGTTGCAGTAGGGTATTCTTTTACTATGAGTTTACCTTTAGTTTTGTTTTTTAGTTTGTCGACTTTCTTATCAAACATCTTCTTAGATAAATCGGGTAAATCTTTCATAGGAACATTCATAGTGTTTGCATCGATTCTCTCTGCAATCCTTTCTTCTGACATTTCCATAGTAATGTAAAGAACATTCTTGTTCATCATAAGACATGAAGCAGCTTGGTGACACATAAACAATGATTTACCAACACCAGTTCCAGCAAGAACAATGTTAAGTGTTTTGTTAGGTAGTCCACCTTTGGTAATCTTGTTGAAGTATTCTAAGTCAAACGGAATCTTCTCTTCTTCCGTGTGATAGAATTCAAATCTTGCATCTGCATCTTCTAACACGTCATGTCCAATGTTTGTGTCAAAAGACACGGAAAGTGCGTCCTTCAATAGTTCGGGTATTTCACCAGTAGACCTTTGTGATTTCTTGTCAATGACTTCAATCGAATCCATGACTGCAATATAGATTGCTCTATCCTTACACCATTTCTCCGTTTCTTCCACTAACCACTCACTTGGTGTGGTCTCCTTATCTTTACCAATCTTATCAACTATAGTTTTTGAACCATTTGCAATACTCTCGTTAAGAGAAGTATTGTTTTCAAGGTTTATGAGAAGTGCTTCTACAGTTGGTGATTTAGTATACTTCTGAAAGTATTCGTGTATTTCATTGAATACAGTTCTTTCTTCAGTATCGGCAAAATACTCTGACTTAATGAATGGGACGCACTTTCGTGCAAACTCTTCACTCTGAATCAGATTCTTCAGTATCGTCTGTTCTATGCGTGTTTCCATATTTAAAGTATCCTTCTACTACTGTTTCGAGTCTTTCCATTACATCAGGTGTAAAGTATTTCTCGGGATTGTTGTTAATTGTTTTACCAAATTCTGTTTTACCATTTGGTAATTTGATACGAGTGGAACTCTTCTCAAAGATTCCACTTGCAAGTGCAAGGTCTAAAAGACCATAGTATCTATCTAGTCCACTGTCATAAGATAGTCTTACGTCAACTATTCTATTTTCTACAGTCAATCTAGATTTTGCATTCTTACAGTGAATGATATTACCAATGACTTCAGTCCCTTCTTTCTCTTTCTTCTTAGAAAGATAAATGATTGAAGAGGCTGCATATTTGAGACCACTTCCACCACCCATTTCTTTTTGAGGGAACATAGAACCAATCACATCATATGTGTGATTAGTCACAATCATTGGAACACCAGCACGTCCTAACTTAAGTGTTAGAACTCTGAATGCACCTTTAACAACTTGAGCACGAGTCATGTCTCGGGTTTCTTTACCCTCGGCAGTGTCCTCGATTTCTTTAGTAGTTGATAACATTCCAAGTGAATCAAGACACATCATCATAGGTGGTCTCTTATCCTTGGGTGTTTCAAGATACTTATCAAGTATGGATATTGCCTGTTTTCTAAATTCTTGAACAGTGACCACAGGCACGATAACCATTCTTTTTGAATCGATTCCTCTATCTTCAATCATTGTTTTACTGATTGCAGATTCAGATTCGAAATAGATTACTGCAGAATCGGGATTATCTTCAAGGAATTGTTTTACCATACCTAGTGCAAAGTAAGTTTTTCCTGTTGCAGATTCTCCTGCGATTGCAGTGATTTTGTTTGAGGGAAGTCCACCATATAGTGAACCACTCAAAAGTGAATTGAAGACATAACTACCCGTATCTACGAATGTATCTACGTCTCCAGCAGCCACACCATCTGAAACTACATTTGCATATTCGTTTCCAGTTGATTTGACTAAATCTTTAATAAATGACATAACACTTCTCCATAATGTATAAATCTATTATACACATGTAGTCTGTTATTGTCTAGGGGGTTTTGTCTATTTTTTTAGATATTTCAGATAGAGCTTCGTCTACCTTTATGTGTTCTTCCATCATAGAACAAAGTTGATTGATTTTAGATTCTAAATGGATAATAAATCCAAAGATTACTGCAATCATAAGAATATAGAAACAGTCCATCATTGTTATAATCATGATACCTTATCTATCTCCTCTTGAGTCACATATCCATTGTCCATAACAAATTTTCTGTTATCTAAATGTTGTTGTTCCACCAAGTCTTTATTCTCTCCACTGTAAACTACTGCATGACAATCTTTAATCATTTGAGTATTGATATCTACTTTGTGTCCGAATACGGGGTGTCCTTCTACATGGTGTGCATATAGTGTTCCTAAGATTCTTCCGAACTTACCTTTATCATGTGATACAAGTGATACTGTTTCACATTCTTCTAGTAATTTCTTTAAGTGTTTTTTGGAAGCTTTACCGAATAGTTTTTCTACTTTGTCTCTAGTTCTAGATTCTGGCGTATCAATTCCGACCATTCGGACTCTTTGTTTTTTGTATACCATACCGAAACCCAAGTCTATGTCCACGTCAATCGTGTCACCATCTACAACTTTTACTACTTTGACTTTATACTCATACATTATTTTGATTCCCAGTCTTGGATTGCCTTTCTTATAGAATCTTCTGCAAGGACTGAACAGTGCAATTTGATTGGTGGTAATTCCAATGCATTTGCAATATCTTTATCTTTGATTTCCTTTGCTTCTTCTATAGTCAATCCTTTCAACATATCAACAAATAGTGTTGAACTTGCAATTGCACTTCCACACCCATAAGTTTTAAACTTTACGTCTTCTATAACGTTTGTGTTGGGATTTAGTTTTAGTTGAAGTTTCATAACGTCTCCACATGCTGGAGCACCCGTCATACCTGTTGCGATATTCGGGTCGTTGGGGTCGAATCTACCAACTGAAAACTGTTCGGGTGAGTTTAACACACCTTCAAATCTTTCAATCACTTGTCTACTATATGCCATATTCTTATTTATATAAAGAAAAGGGGAACTAGTCCCCTAATCTAGTTCTACATTTTTGTGGGAAATCTGAACAATAGTGCATCATGGCCTCCAGTAATACAACTGTCGGAATGACCTCCTCTACTTTTTTTCAGTTTTCTCTTCCTCTTGTAGTTCATCTGTCTGTCTATCAACTTCGTCTGCTACAGTGTTAACAACACCTGTTGCAGTATTAGCTGCTAAAGTTCCAACTGAGACTACATCATCTGCAACTGCGTTTACCAATGTTTGAGTTCCTTGAACTGCTCCATCGACAACACCAGTTGTAAACTCTTTACCACCTTCAATAACTGCTCCAACCGAGGCACATGAAGGAAGTAATATACCCACAAAAATAGCAAAGTATGCTATTTTCATTGTTTACTCCGTTATGGATTAATTTAATTAGACCTCCAACTGAGAATCTAACTCCTAAGAGTATTTAGTGTCTTAAAAAATCTAAGACATTAATGTTTTCTGATTCTTCGTATTCTCTCTCTAATTCGTCCCAAGTATGCACACAATAGATACCAAAAAGACCTATTGCAGCTGCAGTAATTAAATATCCAATTGTAATTGGTATTATTGGGAACATATAAAAGGTTATCAGTGTATGTGCAGTTAATACACTATACACATAAAACTTTATACTAATCAGAAGGTGAAACATCTTTACCTAAGAGTAAATCTTTAAAATCATTTGAATGCCAATAACTGTCTAGTGTGATATCCACTACCAGTGCAATCAAAACGAATGTTAAAATTATTCCGAGATATAGATTAATAAATGCATTAATCTTCATCCAACGTATCATGTGTTTCATATTATCTCCTAACCAAAAAACGAGTCTAAACTTGCAACTGGTTCTACATTCCAGTTAATTAAGTTCACAATGTTCTTTAATGGTTCATTAAATGCTTTCTCGAACTGCATATCATAGTCAATAAATCTATGCAAGTCCAACTCTCTCGGTAGAGAACTTGAGAATGATATTACATTCTCATTGATTGGATTCGGTGTTGTTAGATATGAGAAACGAATCTTATCCGAGTTCTTAATCATTTCATATCTTAAGTCAAGATTTTTAGATTTTAGTAAGTGATTATGTAAGAGTGAACCTCTGACATGAATCGGTGTTCCTTTCCCATAGATATGAGTCGGGTCTGCATACGTCACAAGGTTTTTGACACCTCTAGGAAATGCAACTTCTTCGGGTGGAAGGTTTCTAAATTCCTTCCGTGCAGTCTCTACAAACTCCCATAAATCTTGTTCAGTTCCATTCATTACCACCTTTAAGGCTTCTGTTAGTTTTGTTCTGACCCATTGTGGTGTAGAGGACTTTGCAGTCTCGATACCCATCATTTTAAGTTTAGGTTCTGCAAGTCTGACACCTTCGTTGTCGTGGACATTTAGAATGTATCGTTTCTTTGCAGTCCAAATACCTCTGTCTGCAATTACTTCACGTCCCATTTGCATTTTCTGTTGGAATGCATTAGTGTAATCTGCAAGGTCGTCAAAACCACGTGCAAGAACTTGTTCAATCATACCTTCTGACTTGTTTAGAAAATCCACAATCTTGGTCTTGTCTGTTTCTTCGGGTAAGACTTTCTTGACCAGTTTGTCCATAGTGATATAAACTGAATCAGTATCCATTGCAATCACATAGTCTTCGTTTTCGGTTTCAAGTGTTTTGTTTAGGAACTCATTGATAGTTTTCTCTGACCATTTAATAATCAACTGACCACTGGTGGTGATTGACTCTGCAAGGTCAATAGAAAAGAATGCAAAGTATTGATTTGCAAGAGCTCCATATGCAGAGTTAAGTGCAATCTTACGAACTTGTTGGTTGTTGTATGCACGTTTGATAAGTGTATCAAGTTCTTTCTTACGTTTAGTTTCTTTACAAACTTCTCGTTCTTGTTGATACCCAATCATTTTCTTCTTCCACTCCTTTCTCTCGTCATAGAGTTTTTCCATAAGTTCGGGAAGAAATCCTTGTTTGTTCTTAGAATACATTACACCATTTGGACACACTGCATGACCCTGTTGGTGAACATATGATAAGTCACATTCTTTATTCAACATTCTATCAATGGTTAGGTCTTGTCTGTTTCCCTTTATCATTTTCTCGGGTGAGATATTGTATTGCATAATGATATGTGGATACAGTGAGTTCAAGTCAAATGACACTACCCAATCATGTCCACCGACTATTGGGTCTTTGACATATGCACCAACAATTTGGTGTGTCTTATCATTACCACTCTTTAGTCTTTGAGGTGGTGTTTGTATGTTTTGGTCTTTGAGGTGATTGTAGATTATGGTTTCCCAATACTTCACCATTCCGAATGTGTCATTGTAATTACACTTTGCATTATAAGACATTGCAAGTGTTAGTTCCAATAGACCTAGTTTGTCTTCTAGTTCTTCAACAAGGACAACGTCTTTGACATTGTATTCTAAGAACTTTCCATAGTCCTGTTTGTAAAGTGTATGAAGATTTCCATACTCTGAATAATCTAGTTTACCTGTTCCAAGTTCTACTTGTGCAATATTTTCTAGTTTGTATGATTCTTGATTTACGAATGTGTGTTTACGATATATTTCAAGATAGTCAAGAACATTGATACCATATAGATTGAATATCATCTGTCTTTGACCATAAGTAGACATGAACTCTCTGACATCACATTGACCCCATGGTGAGAGTTTCTTATGTTCTCCCTCCCCTAGTATTCTGTCAATACGATTACAGAGATAGGTAATATCAAAAGAGTTTACATTCCAACCTGTAATAATATCGAACCACTCTTGTCTCCAGTATTTAACGAACTGGGTCAAAAGGTCAATCTCATTTAAACAATTGTAATAGACTACGTCTGTTCTGTTGTGTTCCCAAGGCCCGATACCAAAGACATGTGTATCTTTACCAAGTGGTTTCATTGAAATTGCATTGACCTTTTCAGTTGCAAGGGTTGGTTCGGGGAATCCGTCTTCACACTCACACTCAATATCAAGTGTTGCAATCTTAATGTGTTTTAGATTCCAGTTTATCTCACCTTGAAATTTATCTGCAATATAGGTATAGATATATCGGTCATATCCATGGATTTCAAATCCATGAGTTCCAGCATAGTTCTCTCTGAACTTTCTTGCACCACCCATAGAGTTTAGGTTCACTACTTCTAGTGACCTTCCGTCTAATGATTTGAATGGGGTGTCTCCCTTCTTAGAAGGGATATAATGATTGGGTCTATAAGATACAGATAGTTTTTGTTGCTTTCCGTTCTTATACCCTTTCACAAGAATTTTGTCTCTTGTGCGACATACGTTAGTATAGAAATCCATGTAGTTATTATACTACAATGGGGTCTATTCTGTCAAGGTAGTAAGATTACTTTTTCCGTGTAAAATGTCGTAGGTGACATCATACTTCTCTTTTGCAGCTGCAAGTTTCTCGATTTGAGTATCCATGGCTTGTGCAACATCAGGGTGTTCCCCAATACCAGCAGGATTGTTTTTGTATACTTCAATGTTTGCCATTGCAATATCCATTTCACCTTGATACTGACTCATTAGTGCTTTTAATAGTGTTTCTCTTCCCATTATTTACCTCTTACTTTATTACCTGTTGCAACTTTAAAGTTGGTTTCAAGTTGTGGTCTTGGTTCAAATATTGTTTGAACTAAGTCACTGTTTATTACGAATGTGTATTCTTTTGCAAACGGAATCCATGGTGCAAGATTAACTTCATACTTTCCGTCTTCTGTATTTGTTAAACAAATTTGTGCATCAGTGATTTTGTAATTTCCTAACATGGTTCTCTCAACGAATCCAATTAGAACTTCTCCAGTATCCAGTCTTATACATTTTACTTTAGACACTTCTTACCATCTCCTGTAGTTCGACTGAACGTCTCCCCACTTGTCCGAACCATTTAGAATCTTCCATTTCTACTGCAACCTTTTCCCAGTCACATGCAACAACACCTTTCCACATGTTATTAAACTTACTAAATCTTGTTCCACCTAAGTTGAATGTCATGTTGACTAGAACGTGTTGAATGTCTTCGGGTAGTGCATAGAAATCTTCTCCACCTTTTGATTCAAATACATGAATAGTTTCTTCTACATGTTTGTCAAAGTCTTCTTCATAGTATGCATCAACAGTTTCTTGACTTACTGGAGTTCCAGCAGGTTGTCCATGTTCTGCATCACCTTCTTTGATTAGATGTCCAACACCTAGTGTTAAATATCCTAGTGAATCAGCATAAACTTCAAGGACTTCTCCCTCGTGTCGTTTAATCTGTTCCTTCAATGTCTCTTTGTTCATTCTCTTTCCTCGCTTGTTCTTCTATTAATTCAACCAATATGTCACCCATAAGGTTATTAAGTTCGGTATTATTTAGGAGTTCTTCAAAGTCATGATTGTCGGGAACTTTGATAAGATTCCTTTGAAAGTTTAAGTGTTTCTTACCTTCTACAAATTCTACTTTACCATATGTGTATATGAGACCTTCCCATATTCCACTAGTAAGTTGAATGCCTGACATGTTTAATTTGTTATTGTCAACAACACAATAAACACCTTCGTCAAATAGTGGTGTATTACCCAAAGAAACTCTCCAATGAATTGTGTTTATTAGGTAAGAATAAATCTTTATTTTCTTTTGAGAACCACCATACATTTTCCATGTATAACTTTTTCATAAAGTCTTGCATTGCAGTTCTATCTATTCCTTCTTTATCAGATACCTGTTTACTATCATTTTCTCCTTTGACCTCTGACCACTTCTCTAAAAATGCAGTAGAGGATTGAGGTCTTTGCATGATTCTCATTCCTATCTGACCTTTGAAGTGTGGTCTCAAGTCGTCTACGACTTCGTCACATGAAGGAAACATTTTACCTTTAATCTTTGGATTCATAATGTTAATCAATAAGTGTCCATTATCTGATAACACTTCAAATGATTTTCTAGAAACTGGTAAAAAGAAATCGTCTCTCCATGATTCGTATTCTGAGAACTTACTCCATGATTGGTCTTCTTCGTGTTCTCCACCTTTGTTGTATGTCTCTGTAGAGAAATATGGTGGTGAAGTAAATGCACAATCTATTGGTGGGAATTTCTCGTAAGGTATATCTTCTGCACCACTTCTATAGATTACAACTCTCTTCTCACCAACTGACATAAACTTATCTTTGGTTTCTGTAATTTTAGGTGCATGACCTGTAAGAATTGTTTCATATTCTATACATTGTTTCTTATATCTTTCAAAGGTGTTTGGGTTTGGGTCACAACCAATATACACTGTAGTTTTTTTACTTGCAAAGAATCCACATAGTCTATCTCCCCAACCACAACTTGTATCTAATACAGTTCTTGCATCAGTCATTTCATAAAAACACTTTGCAACTACTGGTTTAAATTGTGTTGCAATATAGGCTCCTAGTCTGAATGCCGTTCTGTAAGTATCTTCTTTCAATGAACCACCAACAAGTTTTATAACTTCGTTTCCGTCTACGTCTTTTGACACTTCCTTTGTGATATCATTGACACCTCTCCATATTGCACCGAGAGGTGATTTTAATTCTTTTGCAGTTGATTCTCTAAATGCATTCATTGGAGCTCTATGTCCATATGAGTCACAAGACAATCTTAAATCTTGCATAAAGTAATCACTTGCGTCATTAAATGTGGAAGGTGCATTGACCATTCCATGTCCCCATTCTGAATAGGGGTATTTGTAGTCGTCATATTTTTCTACGACTTCTTGTTCTAAATTTTCGTGTGGGTATATAAACTTCCAAACAGGATATTCTAAAAGTTTTATAAAGGTGTTTCTCATATCTTCATGAGAGATTTGTTTTAGAGGAAACTCGGGTCTTTCAGTTTCTATATATTCTGCAAGAACCTCACGGAAGTATTCTCTCCCATGTTCTTCAGTTAATGCATCAAAGAGACTACCATCAATAATAGGCAATCTCTTTTCGTTTGCATTATCTTTTAAGACTTGATAAAGTTTAGATGTTTGCAAGGACATTTTCGGGTGTAGATATTTCATAAGGGTCTGAATCGATATTATCACCGAATCCTTCTTCTGCAAACACGTGTTCAATGACATTGTCATTTACAACGATTGCATATCTCCAAGACCTAATACCAAATCCTAGGTTTGATTTCTGCACACTTGCACCCATACCTTCTGTAAACTCTCCGTTTCCATCGGGAAGTGGGAATACGTCAACAACTTCTTGTGACTCAAACCATGCATTCATAACAAAAGAATCATTTACTGATAAACAGTAAATTGAATCTATTCCCTTTTCATTAAACTCACTGAATTTCTCGTCAAAGCCAGGCAACTGATATGTTGAGCAAGTTGGTGTAAATGCACCAGGCAGTGCAAATATAATTACCCTCTTACCTTCAAATTGTTCCCATGTATCTAAGTGTTCAAAAGTGTCTCCTACTCTAACGGGTAGAATAACTTGTGGAATCTTATCTCCTACGTTTAACATATTTTTCTCCATAATATAAAAAGATACACCTATTATACAATATAACAGGTGTATCTGTAAGGGGGTTTTTAAGAAATTTTGATTTCTTGAGGTTTGTCTTCCTCAGGCACAATTCTCTCTAAACTAACAACCAAAATACCATTCTTCATATCTGCACCTTTAACGATTATATCGTCTGCAAGTGTGAATGACCTTTTGAATGAACGAGAAGCAAGTCCTTGGTGGACATACTCTTTTGATTCAGTATCTTGTTCTCCCTCGATAATTAGTTTCTCTTTCTCTTTAGAGATAGAAACCTCTTTCTTATCGAACCCAGCCACTGCCATTTCAATTTGGAAATTTTCCTCATCGATTTTTACAATGTTGTAAGGTGGATAGTTTGAACTAGAATGTGTATCTGCACGTTCTAATAGTTGTAGAGTTCTGTCGAACCCGATTGCGAATGGGAATGATTTCCCGAAGACATCGTCATAGATAGTCATAGTTTTCTCCTTTATTAAGCAAGTTTATATTATTACCTAACCCCTATTGGGCATTAGGTGTAGAGAACCGAGCTCTTTTGAAGAAATGGGGTCACTTGATGTCGGCGTTGCCCAATCCAAGTTCCAAATCCGAGCTCTTTTGAAGTTCTCTTACAAGGGTATTTATAACACCCATATATCTATTATATGGGTTTTTTCTAAAATTTCAAGGGGGTTTTATCTTTTATTGCAATATTTTCTTGCTTGTCTTACTTGGTCAAGGTTATTTGCAACTACTACGGACATAAGAAAGTTCATTTCGTTAAAGACTTCTGCAGTTAAATTACCTTCTCTTCTATCCATTTCTAAAGCAGGAGTAAGAATTGCAGTCTTAATAAAGAACATTCTACTTACTGAGGGGGACTCTCCTACAAACGGATTCATTTCATAAACACAATCGTATTGAAGTCCACGATATGTAGAATAGATATCTAACAATTGTAGAGTGTAGAATGTAGTCCACTGAATCCTACTAGGTTGTTCAGATAGTGTAAACGATAACTGGTTCGGTCTTTCCTTTAACTGTAATTGAATCAACTTTTGTGAATGTTCGGTTTGGACACTGGAGATAAGTTTGGTGTCCCAACAACACGTCAACCCCATCATAATTTCTTGTTTGTCCTTCGAGTCTAGCACCGAGGTTGACTGCATCTCCAATGACGGAATAGTCAAATCTAAGTTCTGACCCCATGTTTCCAACGATGCACTCACCAGTGTTAATCCCAATACCCACGTTAATGGGTGGAAGATTAAGCGGTTTGAGTTCTTCATTGAGTTCCTTGGTTGCTTCTAAAATTTCTATTGCAGACTTGACTGCCATATCGGCATGGTCGGGACAATCTAAAGGTGCATTCCAAAAACTCATAATACAATCACCCATGTATTTGTCGATTGTTCCATTGTTATTTAGGATTATCTTTGTTTGCATGTCAAGAAATTTGTTAATGAGTTCTACCAATCCTTCGGGGTCGTCCTGTTTCATATAGTGTTCACTTATAGGGGTGAATCCACATATGTCCATGAACATGAATGTAAGTTCTTTTCTATCTCCACCTAATTTGAGTAAATCGGGATTTTCTGCAAGTTGGTTAACCATGTCGGGAGATAAATACTTTTGGAACTGCTTCTTGATTTCTTCTTTGAGTTGGTAAGTTGTATAGTATTGATTGAAAGAGGCATGACCAAACACAATCAAGGAGGCAATTGATGAAAAGAAGGTATCGAAAAGAACGAGCTCTGAAGTCCAAATATAATAACTCCCGAAGATTTGAAGTCCTACAAGTGTTAGACTCATTATCCCCGAAAGAATTGTGGGAAGCCTGTAAACCATCACCAATATCAATACAAGAACTGTCAACAGAAGAACAACTTCAAGCAATCCAAGATAGTAGGATTGTTGTATTTGAACTCCTGACAAAGAGGTTTGGATATGGTTCGCTTGCACTTCATGGGGATACATTACACCCACTGGAGTTGAAACTGGATTATTCAAACCCTCTGCAGTCAAACCCCAAACAAGAATCTTATTATTAAGATTTAGATTAGGTAAGTCTACTGCAGAAACCCGTTGGAATTTATTCCAATAGGATACCATAACATCACTCGTTGCAGT